GATAATACTGGGGATATAGTATTCTCATTAGGGAACACAGCAACTAATCAAATAACTGAAGGTCAACAAGATAAAGTTCTTTTATTGAATACCGATAGAACAATAGTGGTACCAAGTTTAACAACAACCTTAATTAGTAATGAAACTACTGGTAGGGTATTAATTACTAGGGAATACTTAACAGATAACTACACGGCAAGTTCAGGGGATACTATTAATACTGATGATTACATCACTGGAACTACATTTAATGTAAGTACTGGTGATTTAACATTAACTAGATTATCAGGTGGAACTATTGTTGAAAACCTTGATGGTAGATATAGTCTTACTGGACACACTCATATCGGCTTATCAGATGATTACACCACTGGGGCTACATTTAACACCTCTGATGGTATTATTGAATTTACTAGATTAAGTGGTGATACATATAACGTTGATTTAGATGGTAGATATTTAACTATCTCAGCTTCAACCATATTAAATACAGATGATTATTTAACAGGTGGTACATTTAATGAATTAACTGGTGATTTAGATTTAAATTTATTATCTGGAAGTACAGTTACAATAAACCTTGACGACAGATACGCTCTAACGGGGCATACTCATATTGGTTTATCAGATGATTATTTAACTGACCATACATTTAACACTTCAAATGGTTTATTTGAAAGTACATTACAATCAGGTGGTACAGTTTCAGTTAACCTTGATGGTAGGTATTTGCCATTATCAGCTACAACTGGTGATGATTATACTACTGGAACTACATTTAACCCTTCAAGTGGTATTATTGAATTTACTAGGTTAAGTGGTGGAACATATAATACTGATTTAGGTTTCACTTCTGGTGATACAAGTAATTGGGATACAGCATACAATGATTCAATTACTGGGATGACTGTTACGGGTAGTGCAACTAAAACTATAACTCTTCAACAAAAAGATGGTAGTACCTTAACAGCTAATTTCACTGATAGTACAGGTGGTGTAGGTGGTTCAGGTGACGTAGTTACAGGAATGACATTTAACACTTTAAATGGTGAATTAACGTTAAGAACATTATCAGGTGATACAATAACCGAAGATTTAGATGGTAGATATTTAACTGGATTTACTGAAACACCAAATACAGATGATTATTTAGTTTCTGGTGATTTTGATGAATTAACTGGTGATTTAGATTTAAATTTATTATCTGGAAGTACAGTTACAATAAACCTTGATGATAGATATAGCCTAACAGGACATACTCATATTGGTTTATCAGATGATTATTTAACAGGTGGTACATTTAATGAATTAACTGGTGATTTAGATTTAAATCTTCAATCAGGCTCAACGGTTACTATTAATTTAGATGATAGATATTTAACTGGGTTTACTGAAACACCAAATACAGATGATTATTTAACAGGTGGTACATTTAATGTAAGTACTGGGGATTTAGATTTAAACCTTCAATCAGGTTCAACGGTTACAATTAATTTAGATGATAGATACAGCCTTACTGGGCATACTCATACAATATCTGAAATAACTGATTACATACCAACGGATGATTATACTACTGGAACTACATTTAATACAAATACTGGTGAATTAGAATTTACTAGGTTAAGCGGTAATACGTATAGTGTTAATTTAGATGATAGATATAGTCTTACGGGGCATACTCATATTGGTTTATCAGATGATTACTTAACAGGTCATACATTTAATACTTCAACTGGTTTATTTGAAAGTACACTTCAAAGTGGAAGCACTGTTTCGGTCAACCTTGATGGAAGATATTCATTAACTGGACATACACATGTAGGTTTATCTGATGATTATTTAACTGGCGGTACTTTTAATACAAGTACTGGTGAATTGGATTTAAATTTATTATCTGGTAGTACAGTTACAATTAATTTAGATGATAGGTACAGTCTTACGGGACATACGCATGAGATATCTGATATAACTGATTTTACTGATAATTCAACTAATTGGGATATAGCTTATGATAACTCAATTACAGGTGCGACATTTAATACGGGTGACGGTGTTTTAACATTACATGATGTTGGTGATGATAATAATATTACCGTTGATTTAGATGGTAGATATTTAACTGGGTTTACTGAAACGCCAAATACAGATGATTATTTAACAAGTGGTACATTTAATGAATTAACTGGTGATTTAGATTTAAATCTTCAGTCAGGTTCAACTGTTTCTATTAATTTAGATGATAGATATTCATTAACAGGTCATACTCATATTGGTTTATCTGATGATTATTTAGTTTCTGGTGATTTTGATGTAAATACTGGTGATTTAGATTTAAATCTTCAGTCAGGTAGTACAGTTACCATTAATTTAGATGATAGATATAGCCTAACTGGACATACTCATATTGGTTTATCAGATGATTATTTAGTTTCTGGTGATTTTGATGTAAATACTGGTAATTTAGATTTAAATCTTCAATCAGGTAGTACAGTTACTATTAATTTAGATGATAGATATTTAACTGGGTTTACTGAAACGCCAAATACAGATGATTATTTAGTTTCTGGTGATTTTAATGAATTAACTGGTAATTTAGATTTAAATTTATTAAGTGGAAGTACAGTTTCTATTAATTTAGATGATAGATATAGTCTTACTGGACATACACATATTGGTTTATCTGATGATTATTTAACTGGTGGTACATTTAATGAATTAACTGGTGATTTAGATTTAAACCTTCAATCAGGTAGTACAGTTACCATAAACCTTGACGACAGATACGCTCTAACGGGGCATACACATATTGGTTTATCAGATGATTATGTATCAAATAGTGATTTCAACACAACAAATGGTGATTTAACCCTTACTAGGGTCTCAGGTGGAACTATTGTTGAAAACCTTGATGGAAGGTACAGTCTTACGGGGCATACTCATGATTTTAATGAAATAACTAACACAGGTCATACTCATACAATATCCGAAATAACTGATTATATACCAACAGATGATTATGTATCAAATGGTGATTTTAATACTGGAACTGGAGAAGTGACTTTAACTAGATTATCAGGTGGAACTGTTGTTTATGATTTAGATGGTAGATATTCATTAACAGGTCATACTCATATTGGTTTATCAGATGATTATTTAATAACTCATACATTTAATACTTCAACTGGTTTATTTGAAAGTACCTTACAATCAGGTTCAACTGTTTCAGTTAACCTTGATGGAAGATATAGCCTAACTGGACATACTCACATTGGTTTATCTGATGATTATTTAGTTTCTGGTGATTTTGATGTAAATACTGGGGATTTAGATTTAAACCTTCAATCAGGTTCAACAGTTACAATTAATTTAGATGATAGATACAGCCTTACTGGGCATACTCATACAATATCTGAAATAACTGATTACATACCAACGGATGATTATACTACTGGAACTACATTTAATACAAATACTGGTGAATTAGAATTTACTAGGTTAAGTGGAAGTACGTATAGTGTTAATTTAGATGATAGATATTCATTAACTGGGCATACACATATAGGTTTATCAGATGATTATATTACTTCAGGTAATTTTAATACAGCAAATGGGGAGGTAACTCTTACTAGGGTCTCAGGTGGAACTGTTGTTTATGATTTAGATGGTAGGTATTTAAATACTTCGGCCTATACGGATACTTTTGTAACTGGATTTACTTATAATGGTTTAACTAATACGTTTGATATTGAACGAAATGAAGATTTACCTGATTTAAGTGTTACATTAACCACTGTTAGTGGTTTAACTGTTAATGGTGACATTACTGTAACAGGTACTGGTATTTTTAATGAAGTTGTGGCGGTTAATGTTTCAGCAACAACAATAAACCCTGTTGATTTTATACAATTTAACACTGGATATACTGGTAATACTATTGTTGAAGGTAGAATATATTGGGATGAAGATAATGGTACTTTAAGTTTGGGTATGCATGGCTCTAATGTACAACAACAAATTGGTGAAGAACTTTTTTATTACGTTAAAAATCAAAGTGGGGCCACTATTGAGAATGGTAGAGTTGTTTATGCAGCTGGAACTTTAGGTTCTAGTGGTAAAATTCTTGGTGAATATATGATTGCTGATGGCACAATTCCAGTTAAATATACCTTGGGAATTGCAACTGAAGATATTATTAATGGAGATGATGGATATGTAACTGATTTCGGTTTAGTTCGTGGTATAAACGCAACTGGTGCGCCTTATGGTGAAACTTGGAATGATGGTGATTTATTATGGGTTTCCCCAACAATTGTTGGTGGTTTAACTAACATCGAACCTATATCGCCTAACTTAAAAATTGAACTCGCAATTGTAATTCATAATGATGCTAACGGTAGTGTATTTGTTAGACCACATAGATACCCACACTTTTATGATTTACAAGAAACTACTTGGAGTGGTGGTAGTGAAAGTAATTTAGATATTATCCAATGGGATAGCACGCTTTCAGGTTGGACCATAACAAACACCCCATCATTTATATCAATCAGTGCTACTTCAATAAGTGGTGACACAATATATAGTGGTGATACAAATTTAACTGAAATATTTAGTACAACAGGTCATACTCATATCGGTTTATCAGATGATTACTTAACTGGCCATACATTTAATACAAGCACTGGATTATTTGAAAGCACACTTCAAAGTGGTAGTACAGTTTCAGTTAATTTAGATGGGAGATATTCATTAACAGGTCATACACATGATTTTAATGAAATAACTAATACTGGTCATACACATACAATATCTGAAATAACTGATTATATACCAACAGATGATTATTTAACAGGTGGTACATTTAATGAATTAACTGGGGATTTAGATTTAAATTTATTAAGTGGAAGTACAGTTTCCATTAATTTAGATGATAGATACAGTCTTACGGGTCATACTCATAATATGATAAGTAAAACCATTGACATTTACCCAACTGACTTGATTGGTTCTGGGTCAACAAAAGACCAAGTAATTCAATACATCAATGCTTTATCACATGTTAAAACTGACGATAATTCAGATTTATGGTTTAAAGTCATCCCTAATTATATGTTAGATTTTGGTAGTGAGGGTGATTTTACTGGTAGCCCTATGGCCTTGTCAATGTCAAGTGATGGGACTATATTATATTTAGGGTTACATAATAGTAATTGTACACAATATATATTATCAACGCCTTGGGATGTTACAACCGCAACTTTAACTGCTAGTACAGCAACTTTAGGTCAAGGTGGGGGTCTTCATGTATCACCTGATGGGTTACACATAACATATACTAATGGTGATGTAACTGATGGTACTGTTGAGATTTATAGTATGAGTACACCCCATGATTTAAGTTCGTTAACGTTAGTTAGTACAACTGCGTTCACACAAAATTTATTTCGTAATGAATTATTCATGACGGATGATGGGTTAAATTTATATACTAGCACTGGGTCAAATGTAAGGAGATATACATTAGCAACACCTTATAATTTTTCAGGTGTAATATTATCGGATAGTTGGAATTTTAACACGACTCATGGATTTACATTCTCTAATGATTTAAAAACTTTTTTTGTGTTTCAATCGGGTGAAAATTTAAGGCAATATAATTTAACTGTTGCTGGTGATTTAACCCCTGTAACATTGGGTAATTATAGTGCTGAAGTTGATTTTGATTTTGTTAGTGGTAATTTCTTGAAATGTCAAATTTCACCAAATGGTAAAAGATTTGTTGTTACCACGTATCTATCAGCCCCAGATGTTTTTTCATTTGGGTTATCAACGGCAGATAATATTGGAGCGATAATTGAAGCGACTAACGCTGATATTGTAATTTATAGTGATTATTATAGATTGAAAAATTACCCTTTAGGTTTAATATCTGGGGTAACAAGTAATGACATTGATGAAATCACTCAAATAAAAAATAATGATGTTACAACTTTAATTAACTTAGAAGAAATATCTAGGAATGATTACGTAACTGATGGGTCATTTAATCCAGCAAATGGGGAAGTAACCCTTACTAGGTTAAGTGGTGGAACTATTGTTTATGATTTAGATGGAAGGTATTCATTAACTGGACATACTCATACAATATCTGAAATAACTGATTATATACCAACTGATGATTATTTAACTTCTGGTACATTTAATGAATTAACTGGGGATTTAGACTTAAATTTATTAAGTGGAAGTACAGTTTCTATTAATTTAGATGATAGATACAGTCTTAATGACCACACACACATTGGTTTATCAGATGATTACTTAATAACTCATACATTTAATACAAGTACTGGTTTATTTGAAAGCACACTTCAAAGTGGTAGTACAGTTTCAGTTAACCTTGATGGAAGGTATTCATTAACTGGACATACTCATACAATATCTGAAATAACTGATTATATACCAACTGATGATTATGTATCAAGTGGGTCATTTAACACATCAAATGGAGAAGTAACTTTAACTAGATTAAGTGGTGGAACTATTGTTTATGATTTAGATGGAAGATATAGTCTTGATGACCACACTCACATTGGTTTATCTGATGATTACTTAGTTTCTGGTGATTTTGATGTAAATACTGGTGATTTAGATTTAAATCTTAAGTCAGGTTCAACTGTTACAATTAATTTAGATGATAGATATAGTCTTACGGGGCATACTCATATAGGTTTATCGGATGATTACTTAACAACTCATACGTTTAATACAAGTACTGGTTTATTTGAAAGTACCTTACAATCAGGTTCAACTGTTTCAGTTAACCTTGATGGAAGATATAGTCTTACAACTCATACACACATTGGTTTATCAGATGATTATTTAACTAGCGGTACGTTTAATGAATTAACTGGTGATTTAGATTTAAATTTATTAAGTGGAAGTACAGTTACCATTAATTTAGATGATAGATATTTGACTGATAGTACACTTCAAAGCGTATATGAAGCGTCTACACCTTCAACGATAACAACTGATGCAACTAGAGGTTCATTAAAACTTAAAAGAGGCGTTGGGGCTAGTGTGTACCCCCTAGAGATACAAAATAGTGCTGGTAATAGTAATTTTATAGTTAGAGATGATGGGTATTTTTCAGGTAATGGAGATATGTTTGTACTTGGAAATATAACTGCCCAAAATAGTTTAATAACTACGAGTGTCAGTGGTTTTGGCGCAAATATAACTACTTTATTTATAAATGGAGGTGCTGGTGATTTAACTAGAGGTGGTGGTATAGGATTTAAAAATAATGACGGTTCAATTTTTGGTGCAAATTACATTTTAAATAATAAATTCAGAATGGGTACCGTTACCGCTCACGATTGGGAATTTGTTAGGACAAATGTTGCTGTTGGTGGTATTGATACTAATGGACTCTATTTAACTGGTAATATAAGAGCTAGTGGTGCAACACTATCTTCGTTGTCAACTCAAAATGATGAATTAATCACATTGATGATTGATGGGAGTGGGGTTGTTGGTACAAGGGAGTTAGGTACTGGAGCTTTTGTAGCTAGTGGGGCAAGTAATACAGATAATTATGTTATTTCTGGTGATTTTAACCCAGCAAATGGGGAAGTGACTTTAACAAGACTATCAGGTGGAACTGTTGTTTATGATTTAGATGGTAGGTATAGTCTTACGGGACATACACATGATTTTAATGAAATAACTAACACAGGTCACACTCATACAATATCCGAAATAACTGATTATGTACCAACAGATGATTATTTAACTTCTGGTACGTTTAATGAATTAACTGGTGATTTAGATTTAAATTTATTAAGTGGAAGTACAGTTTCTATTAATTTAGATGATAGGTATTCATTAACTGGTCATACACATACAATATCTGAAATAACTGATTACATACCAACTGACGATTATTTAGTTTCTGGTACATTTAATGAGTTAACTGGAGATTTAGATTTAAATCTTCAATCAGGTTCAACAGTTTCAATTAATTTAGATGATAGATATTTAACTGGGTTTACTGAAATCGTAGAGTCAGTAATAAACCCTTTAGATTCTTATTTTGGAAATCGAGTTAAACCTGTTTCAGATAATGAAGGGTTTTATGTAGAAAGTGCTCTCAACAAAGCAACAGGATACCTTGTAAATAACACAGATACGGTTGGAAATGCCGCTTTATCAGGATTCAGAGCAGTTATTAATAATGACGCATTTGGAAAAGGTATTTATGTAGGAGTACAGAATAGTAATTATTACGCACCTTGGTTAAGAGAACGTGGTCATATTAACGGTAATGCTATAAATATTACAACTGGTGATAATACTGGTGATATAGTATTTTCATTAGGAAATACAGCTAGTGATAATATCACAGAAGCAGCCCAAGATAAAGTACTTTTATTAAACACGGATAGAACAATTGTAGTTCCGAGTTTAACAACAACCTTAATTAGTAATGAAACTACTGGTAGGGTATTAATTACTAGGGAATACTTAACAGATAACTACACAGCAAATTCGGGTATTGATGGTGTCTATTTACCATTATCAGGTGGGACGCTAACTGGACCAGTAACAGGTACCACTTTCAATGTATCTAACGCATTGTTAGATTACCAGGAAAATGTAAATGTTGATACTGGCTCACCTAAAGTTATAGGTATAATTTCTAAGTTAAGTTATGATGCAGTATTTTTTGATTATGTGGTTAAAAATGGTAGTAATCTTAGAGCTGGTATTGTTATGGCAGTCCATGATGGAACATCTGTGACTTATACTGACACATCAACCTCAGATTTAGGTGATACTTCAGGTGTAAGCTTTACAGTTGATATCTCAGGTAATGATTTAAGATTAAATGCCACCGTAACTACTGATAATTGGATAATAAAAGCATTGATAAGAGGAATTTAAATAATAAAGTTTATATTTATATATAATACCTTTGGATAGTTGGAAAAAGGATTAAAAATATGGCAAACGAATTTAATATACGTAACGGATTTATATCTAAATCTGGTTCCACGGTACAGAGTTACTTAAATGTTAGTGGAAATACAACATCACCAGCATTTATAACAGTTGATGGTCTCGACAATCAATTTGTTAAAGGTGATGGTACTTTAGACTCAACAACATATATTAGTGGTTCCGCATCGAATCAAAGGTTAGCTTATGGTTCTACCACTGCTAACCAAATTGAACATAATGAAGCTTTTAGTGTTCAGTTTGGTGCAATTGGGGCAAATATAAACAGTCTTTTAATTAAAGGAGGTTCAGGAGATAACACTAGAGGTGGTGGAATAAGATTTCAAAGTAATAACGCTACTTTAGATGGTGCTTTTTACTGGAATACAAGTATTTTAAAGATTGGTTCGGTAAGTAATAATGAAGTGGATATGGTTGTTTCTAATATCCCTGTTGCAACTTTCACTTCTGCGGGAATGGAAACCCAAGATGAAATTTATGGTGCTTCTTGGATTGGTAACTTAGAAGTCCCTACAAAAAACGCTATTTATAATAAAATACAAGCGTTTTCTGCCACCACAGACGGTAAATACTTATTAAATATAACAGATACACTTACTGGAACATTAACAGTAACTACTTCTATAAGAAATGATGAATATAGAAGAGAAGATAATAAAGCTATGCTCCTTTCTTGGGGTCTTGAAGGTGTTATACTTGGGAATAACGGGTCAACTGGTATTGGTGCTGGAGAGTGGTATGCTCAAATGTCAGCTAATGCTTCAAATTCATTAGAAGCTGTACAAGTGGGTGCAGAAGAAGGGCTTTATATTTACTCTAACACTGGAAGTAATGTAGCAAATTGGGCTACTAGACATACTATTATAATGAATGCTAATACATTCACATATGGTGGTAATAATATTTTTCATGATGCATACCACCCTAATGCGGATACTTGGACAACACCTAGAATTTTAACAATCGGTAATACTGGTAAATCAGTGGATGGTAGTACTCCTGTTACTTGGACTTTAGCTGAAATAGGTTTAGGATATGGTACAGTTAGCCAAATTCCATTTATGAATGCTGGTGGAACTGATTTTGAATATAATGCAAATTGGACTTTTGATAGTAGTACGGGAACTCTAAAAACCCCAACCTCTTTTACAATGGGACATGGGGTCGACGGCACTGTGAGTTCAACGTATAATTTATTTACAGAAGCAAATACAACATCCACTAAAACTATAAATATTGGTACTGGAACACCTTCTAATGGGTCATTTACTATTAATTTAGGGTCATCAGCATCTACAACAGGAGGTATAGCCCTCAATAACACAGTTACAATGTCAACTGTAGCTACTCAAGCCTCTGAAAACACATCTCTAATGATTAATGGCAGTGGAGTTGTTGGTACAAGAGAGTTAGGTAGCAATGCTTTTAATTCTACAGCTTTCTCTACAGGAACAGGAACTACGAACTATGTTTCTAAATGGACAAGTACAACTGCACAAGGTAATTCACTTATATATGATAATGGTACAAATGTAGGTATAGGAACCCCTATTCCTATACATAAACTACATGTTAAAGGAACTGCTGCTTCTGGAACTGAAGAAGTTGTTAAAATTGAAGGTGGTTCACAGTATAATGGATTAATACTTAACAATACTTCAAACAGGCAATCTAGTATTATCTTTTCACATAATAGTACAGATAAGTGGACTACGGGTATAGATTTTGCGGGAGATGGTACATCCAACTTCTATTTATATGATAAAGTATCGCTTAAAGTACCTTTATTTTTTAAGGATGATGGTGAAGTAAGAATTGGTGGAACTTCTGGGTATTTGGACACACAGGCTGTAACAATTGAACCAGGTGGTAATGTGGGTATAGGAACAACTAGTCCAAACGCAAAATTATCTATATCAAGAGCTTCGGGATTTTCATCAATAAAAGCAATTAACGATGGCTATATGATGATTGATTCAAACGGTCAACAATTACGTTTAAATAATTACGTAGCTGATGATGTATTAATTGCAATGGGCGGCGGAAATGTAGGAATAGGTACAACTGCTCCTAGTACTAAACTACATATAAAAGGATTTGGAACTGCTGGGAATACTGGACTACTGAGAATAGATTCAGGCAATACAGATGGTTCTGCTAAAATAGATTTTGTGGATGACGGCACTATTGTTGGAGCTATAAATTTATTTGAATCAACTACTCTTTCATTAGCATCTCAAGGAGATATAGCATTTGTTACAAATTCTGTCGATACAACTGGAACTAATGTAAAAATGACTATACTAGGAAACGGTAATGTAGGTATAGGAGTTACTGACCCTAGTTCTGAACTAGAAGTTTTTGGTAATATATTTACATCTCAAGCTAGTGGTGAAGTAATGACATTAGGTAATAGTACTTATGCAACTAAGTACATAACAGTAAGAGAAGGAGCTAATTATGCAGCTAAATGGGGGTTACAAGCCAATACAAATCTTGATGCTAATGGTACAGCATTAATGATTTCATCTAAACCAATAGCATTTACAGCTGGTGTAACAAGTGCAACTGCATTTGAAAATGTTACTGACTCACATTTAAAAATCACCTCAAGTGGGGATATAGGTATCGGAACTTCTATACCTAACTATAAGTTATCATTACAGGGACCTTCAACTTCATATGCTAGTGGGGAACAACCAGTAGCAGAGTTTAAAGCAGGCTCTGACCAAAGGGCATTTTTAAAAATTAAAAATACAAATAGTAATCCATCAGCAGGGGCACCAAGAGCAGGTTTTGATATAGATGTACCTAACCACTTTACAGGTGGAGGTGCTAGAGCAAGAACTTGGTTAGAGACATCACAAATTACAAGTTCTAATGGTGGTGGTGTAACATCATTATCAGTACCAAAAAATTTTAGTATATATGTTAATAATGTAGCACAAACATCTGCTTCTGATGGGTTATTCTCTTCAAGTTCAGCAACTCCAGGAAGCTTAGCAATTACAGTAAATTCTAGTGGAATTAGTGTCCCTGATTTAGCCTATGGTGGGACTTGGAATGGTTCACCCCAAGTCCCAACAAGAAATGCGGTATGGGATAAGATAGAATCATTAGTTATTGGTAGTGGTAACCCTGGTGGAGTTAATGGTGACATACAATATAACAATAACGGGTCTTTTGGTGGTTTTGGTCAAGTTAACACATATAATATTGACTTAGAGAAACCACTATTATTAGAGCCATGGACAGCTCATACAGTTACAAATGGAACGGGGGCTATTGGGTATGGAGAACATAATAGACCAGAAATAATAATGAATACCACTGGCCACAATTTAAAAAGAAATTCATTTGAGGGACAAAAAGGTAACTCTCAATATGGTAGTCAGCAAACAATAACAGCTAACATCACGCTTGATTGGAGGCTAGGTGGGTGTGCTTTTATCAACCTTAACTCTAGCGTTACTATTACCATTTCTAGTATACCTGACGGAGCCTCTGGTACAATTTTAATTATCAATGGCGGTAATAACACACCAACTATCGCTAGTACTGGATTAACCCCAAGAACTATTGGCTCCACAACAGCTATAAACTCAACTTCTGGGTCTTATAGCACAATAACATATAAAAGATTTGACACATCATTAGTATTAGTTTATGGACAAGGAAGTTAATTTTTATTTTGCAAGGTTGAACAAACTAAATGATTTCAACCTATTATCTATTTATTCTTTTCACAAGTTAGGGTATACTTGTGTCATGTGGTGTTATGAAGAGATTATTAATTTGCCAGAATATGTGATAGTGAAGGATGCAAACGAAATAATACCATACAACGGTAATACGTATGTGGCTTTTTTATCTGATGAGTTTAGAATGCTACTTTTAAATAAATATGGAGGACTTTATAGTGATTTAGATAATATTATACTTAAATCACTACCCGAAACAGAGTACATACTAGCGGGTAGGCACTCTAACACTATAAACAGTATAATAAGAACCCCTATCAACTCAGAACTAACTAACTATTTAGTAGATAATAGAGAGATTATTAATAACAATGTGAAATTACATCAAAAAATAGTAGATTTTAACCTAGACAAGTGGGTTATACCTGTAAGGGATATAAATTATTTTAATGGTGACTTAACAGAAATAGCGGACAAAGAAATTGATTGGAGTAAAGTAGAATCATATATGGTTCATCTATTTCAATCAATGCACAGAGCGTGCTATAGGAGAAAAGATGTGTATAACTTAAATATTGCAAACCTTAAAAAGTTTGTTGAAGAACAATAGATATGACAAAATTAAGAAGTGAAATAACAACTAACGGTAAGGCGGTATTTTATGCTACTATGTGGAGTGATTTTTTAAAAGCCGCTTGGGATTGTGGCTGGGAATTAGGGTTACACGGTAGTTTATCAAGCGACATGGATATAATGGCAATGCCTTGGACTAAAGAGGCTGTAAAGCCTGATACGTTAGTTAAGAACCTAGAGGCGTGTTTAAACATACCAGAAGACGGATTTAAGATACCTACAATAGTAGATTTTTTTAGAGCAAATAATAGAGTAGTGTATACTGTTCACATATGGGATGATTTTTATTTAGATATTAGTATCATAGAGACTGACTCTGAGTATTTATCAAAACAAACAGTACCCAAACTTATTTAAAATTTATAATTATGAGTGATTTTATGAGCGCAATTTTAGCGAGTGAAAAAGAGTTAACGGCCTTTTACATGGGAACCCCTGTAATAAGCCAACTTGATGCTTGTGGTAGTTCTTCTACTTCGCTAAGGTGGCACAACGGGTCAAGTGCTTTACCTATTGTGGGTGACGTTGTGTGGGTTACAGAGGGTAAGTCTACTTTAGTAAATCCCGTCGCTAATTCTTGGTCACCAATGAGTCCGCAGACAGATTCAACTGCATTTGACACTGTTCAATTTGACTTCTCTAACGCAGGTCTTGTAGCCACTGTCATGGGATGTTCAACTGTTACAGCAGTTTCTATGTCTTCAATTGGCAGAACCACATCTTTATTGGCTTGTGGGGAAGTTGTTACCACCACAAGATACATATCAGGAGGTAATACATTCGCTAACAACGGAGAAATAGTATATATAGACTCAGGTGGGACTACCATTTTTAACGGGGCAGGTAAATGGTACCGAATTAGCAACGATGCCTTTATTGTATCATCCCTTGGTGTTATAAGCTCGTTAATTTTCTGCGGTTTCCCGCCCGATTAATAGTAAAATAATAGTAAAATAATAGTAAAATAAAAACAAACAAAATTATGGCAATTTCAATTAAAGAACAATTAGACATTTTAACTGGGGTAGAAGCCCCAACAAGTTACACTTTTGAAGAATATATCGGACAAGTATCAGTAAATACTTGTGAAGATTTTTTCAAAAATACTAAAACAGCGGTTGATAACTTATCAACAACTTATGTATCTCGTGTTAGTAGCACATGTAGGGAGATACTTAATAAACCTGAAAGATATACAAGACCTCTTGCAAAAATATTAATAGCCACTTATGCTGACACAGGTAACATTGCTGAAGTTCAAGCCGCTAGTGATGATGCTTGGGTAGGTTTTATAGAGAATAATATACTTACGTCAATTGAAGCTATTTCTGCTGTATTGGCCCCTGAGAAATTAGCTTATGACGCTATATAAAAGTTACTTAATTAAAAAATAATAACTTACGAGGTTATATAAGATATGGCATTTACCACAAAAATAGATTATTCAAATAATAGACAAATAAAACAATTTCAGTTAACCAATACACAATTATCTGGTACGACAACATTTGGTGTTACAGATAATTTAATACCTGAAAATGTTAGTGGTGATACTATTAATATCGATGCTCTACAATATATTAGGGCTAGAGGGCTTATATTACCTAACGCTTTACCGAATATCGTTTCTGGTGGTACATATCAATTATTAGGTAGGGATAATATAACTGGTAAAATTGTTGAAGTTGATGCACTTTCTGGTGGTACAACTGGTGGAACAACAAATGATTACACAACTAGTGCTACGTTTAACACAAGTACAGGTCAAGTTGATTTCAACAGATTATTAGGTGGTACATATAGCGTTAATTTAGATGGTAGATATTTAACTGGGTTTACTGAAACAGTAGAGTCAGTAATAAACCCTTTAAATTCTTATTTTGGAAATCGAGTTAAACCTGTTTCAGATAATGAAGGGTTTTATGTAGAGGGTTCTAATAATAAGGCAACAGGATATCTTGCAAATAACACAGATACGGTTGGAAATGCAGCCATAGCTGGATTTAGAGCAACTATTAACGGAGATGCATTTGATGAAGGTGTTTATTTAGGTATACAAAACGATTCTTATTACGCTCCATGGTTAAGAGCGCATGGTCTTATTACAGGTAAGAACCTAAATATAATGGTTGGTGATAATACTGGGGATATAGTATTCTCATTAGGGAACACAGCAACTAATCAAATAACTGAAGGTCAACAAGATAAAGTTCTTTTATTGAATACCGATAGAACGATAGTGGCACCAAGTTTAACAACAGCTTTAATTAATGCAGAAGCCACTGGAAGAGTTTTAATTACTAAAGAATGGTTTCAAGCACAAACGATAACTGGTGGAACAACAAATACAGATGATTATTTAACAACTCATACATTTAATACAAGTACTGGTTTATTTGAAAGTACCTTACAATCGGGTTCAACAGTAAGTGTTAATTTAGACGGTAGGTATAGTCTTAATAACCACACTCACATTGGTTTATCTGATGATTATTTAACTGGTGGTACATTTAATGAATTAACTGGGGATTTAGATTTAAATCTTAAGTCAGGTTCAACTGTCACTATTAATTTAGATGATAGATATAGTCTTGATGACCATACACACATAGGTTTATCAGATGATTATTTAACAACTCATACATTTAACACCTCAAATGGATTATTTGAAAGTACCTTACAATCGGGTTCAACAGTAAGTGTTGATTTAGATGGTAGATATAGTCTTACAACTCATACACATAATTTATCTAACTTAAATAATGACATTGGATTTATAACTGCATCTTTTTTAGGTATACAAAAAATTAAAGTAACTTTATCAGCATCACAAATCGAAAATATAGGTCAAGGTCCAGTGCAATTGTTACCAGCAGCTGGTGTAGGTACTGTAATTAATATAATATCGGCTGTTGCTAGACTTAACTTTGGAACCATTCCCTTTGATGATAATACCTTAGATATAGCTGACGGTAGTTTTGGTACGGCTACCCCAGGTGGTTTTTTATCAGCAACCTCAGACCAAATTGAAAGGTTGGTACGCAATTTAGATTCTGGTGGGAGTTTATTAGCAGAGAATAGTGCTGTCATCGCATCAGGAACAAGTTCAATTGCAACTGGAGATGGTACAGTAGATATTTATTTAACTTATGAAATAATATCCCTATAAATAATAAATATTCAAATTTAATTACACCTCATTTATTTAGTGTTATTTATTGACCATATTTTTTATATTTATAATAAATAAAGCTTATGATAAAAAAAAACATAATGTTATTATTTACATTTATTGTAATTATAATTTCATACAACCATATTTTAAATGAAAAAAACAAAATTAATGATTCAATTTCTTTTGAAGTAAACACAAGCTTACCAATTATAACCGCAATTTTAAATGGTGTGGAAGGTAGGTTCTTATTGGATACAGGAGCGTCGATTTCAATTTTAAATTATGAATCAATTGACGATTATAATTTCATTGTATTTCCATATTCAAATAAAACAGTTACTGGACTTGGCGGTAGTAAGTATTTATTCGATGTTACTAAAACTCAAATGATGTATAATAATAAAATCATACCAATTAATTTTAAATGTACTGACATAACTAACTTATCTAATACTTTAAATATTATAGGTGTTATTGGTAGCGATTTTTTAATAGTTAATGATTTAGTTATTGATTATAAAAATAAAATACTTAGAAAGTCTGGTACGTTTGATTAAAGTTAATATTTATATATAATAAAGAGCAAATGGCAAATATAAAAATTTATAATTTTAGTGGTGTTGATTTTAGAATAAGTGGTAGTGACTATTTCGATTTTTACTTAAATGTAAATGGTATGACTACCGTAATCAGTGATGTAAATGTTGATTTCTCCTACCAAGATTGGGGTTTTGATTGGGATATTACTGAAGAAACACCAAGTGATTATTTAACTGTTTCATTTGATTTTAATTTTTCTAACCCAAATAATCAAATTATAAGCACCTTATCAGGTGGGTGGGGTGGTTCAACGACAAGTAGTTTTACTGCAACTACATATGGTTTAACTGGGTTAGATAATGGTGCAATAACTTATTCACCAGAATTAGATACTTATGGCCATGACGCATTATTAAGTGCATTAACAGGTACTACATTGGTACATGTTTCAGGGGATACACAATTAAAATTAAATAAAGTCACTGGTTACACTGGTAATTATATTTACCCAATTGAATTAATAAGCACTACGGCCAGTACTGGTAATTATGCTAATTTTTGTGGTGGGTTCTACCAAGGTTATTATAAACTTGATGGTTACGATTATGAATTACTACCAAATAGGTATGAGAGTGGGTGGACGATTGAAACTTGGTTAAATCAAACTGTAACTGGTGATACATGTGGTAATATTACTGGAACAACTCTTAACGATACTTACCCAAATAATAAAGGATTCTTCTATTATATTGGAACTAGGGCCGAAAATAAATTTTGGAATATATTCACTGGTAATACCACTGGTTGTACTAGTGGGTCTACCGATTTCTGTATGGATATTAAAGAAATAGATATTAATATCAATAATATTATTGTTGATGGAAGCGGAACTACTTTAAGCGTTCCGTTAAGTCCCCCACCAATTGATATTAAACGAATTAAAAACCAATTTTTAATATTTGGTAGGTCAAATGGTTTAGTGTGTGACAATAAACAATCAAAGGATGGTTATGGGCAAGTTCGAGCTAATAAAGGTTATGATAAAAATTTACCTCGTTATTCAACCATAGTTAGGGAAGAAACCACTAATTTCACTAATCCCTTTTTAATATTTGGTAGGTCAAATGGTTTAGTATGCGACAATGTACAATCCGATGATGGTTATGGTCAAGAAAGGGTTGGTTCTTTTTCTGGCTTAACAGCACCTATAATTGAATTAGATAAAGATAGTGATTTAATTGACAACGCAATTGGTTTTAGGATTAAAGATGATGGAAGTATTGGTTATAGATTATTAACTATTTCAGGTGATTGTAAATCTGTTGAAATGGTGGAAGAGTATTCAGCTAGTGGTACTGTTACTTCTGATAAATGGGAACATATTGTTGTTAAATGGGTTAATTCAGATAATTATAGTAAATGTGATTTGATTCATGGTGCACCAAGAAAAGGTAAATTAAAATTTTATATAAATTCTATGTTACGATGGAGTTCTAGTGAAATAGACGAAATGATATTTAAAAGGTTAGATGATTTTCAAGAAAAACAAGTTGGTGTCCCATACAATATTAGTATTGGTGGTGGAACACAAGGTTTATTAGAAAGTATGACCTTTGACGGTCAAGATGTTGATGACTTAGGTTTAATCATAGAACGAAATTTTGCTGGAACCTTTATTGGTTCGATTTCTAAATTTAATATGTACAATAAGAATTTATCTTGGTGTCAAATTAAAGATACTTACAAAATCAATGTTAAAAAATATGTATAGCGTGTTAAGAAATTTTATTTCATTATTCTTATTATCTACGATTTTAAGTTGTAGTACAGTTGATACAGTTTCTTTACACCCTAAAAGAAGTGATATGATACACTACGTAAGTAATATTGCTGATTTAACTGAAGTTGAGAATGATTTATTGCTATTATTTAATCAATATCGAGTTAACTTAAAATTAAATGAATTAATAAACGATAAATTATGTCGAGATTTAAGTGAGAAACATATTAATTATATGATAGTTTTGGGTGAGCTTAACCACCATAATACATTCATCAGGAGGTTTGAGATTTTAAGGCGTGGGGGTGATAATTACGGTGAAATTGTGGGTAAATATTATTCCACAGCGGATGGTTTTTATAAAGCTTTTATTAAAAGTGAATCTCATAGACAAATAATAATTGATAACCGTTATACTCACATCGGTGTTCGCTTAATTAAAGATACCAACGATAAATACTACGTTACGTGTATCTTTAGCAATTTTTTATAATTTTTATAATATTTATAATAAAAGACTATGGCTGTATCAGATTTAGATAAAGAAAAAATATTCACACAATTTAAACATTCATTAGGGGCACCTATTAGGGATATTGAATTATTAGATGAGATGTTATGTACATTTCTTCAAATAGCTACTGAGGATTACTCTATGCACGTTCAAAATTGGTTAATAGAACATCAATGGCAATCGTTATTGGGGAAAAATATTGATACAACTGATATGGCGTTTGCAATGAGTGTTCGTGATTTCGATTTCGTAACACAATATACTTACGCATATTCTAAACAAGTAGGTTTACAAGCTAGAGGTCCATGGGAACTTAAAAAAGATTACGTTGAAGTTGAGGCTGGAAGACAAGTGTATGTTATACCAGCTGGTAGAGAGATTAATGAAGTATTGTGGGTTACCCCACCTACCACTGACGCAGCTTTATTCGCAAATTATGGTGGTTTTGACGCTGGATATGGTGGTGGTTTTGCTCAAATGGGTATTGGTGCTAGTGCTAATGGTGCTTCAGGTGCTGGTGCTGGTGGTGGTTACTACGTTGCCCCTGCATTCGACGTGTTATTAACTGCATCTGATTTTAACCTTAAAAATAGGTTACTTAGAAGTGAATTAGCATATAAAGTAACAGCTGGGCCAGATGGAACTAGATTATTACATTTAATGAGCACACCAGGTTCAAGATTATCTTTCGGTGGTGCTGGTGTAGGTGCTGGTGCTGGTGCTGGTGCTGGACCAACTGCGGTAGGTTTACAAGGTTGTAAAGTTTGGTATCACTATTATGACACTGGAACTGACCCAGAAGATATTGATGAGTGTAGAAAGTTAAATTCAGATATAATTACTTTACCAAATGAAGTTCCTTTAGCTGAATTAAAATTTGAGGATTTTAATTTCCCAACCAAAGTATTGGTGAGACAATTATTTATGGCTGAAGCTAAAAAAGCTTTAGGTAGGGTTAGAGGTAAATTTAGTGGTGTTCTTGGGCCACCAGAGGCTGAGAGAACTATGGATTACGAGTCGTTAGTTTCTGAAGGTAATGAAGAAAAAAGGGATGCATTGGATAAATTAGATGAGCGGTTATTAAGGTTAGGTAGTCAACAACAATTAGAAAGAGCTGCTAACGAAGCTGAAAATTTAAATAAACACCTTCGTTATCGTCCCCTTGGATTTTATTTCCATTAAAACAAAAAGAGAGCTTAATAATAGCTCTCTTTTTTTTATCCTCTAGAATCTCTACGTATTCCACCATGTTCTTCTATTTCAGAATCTAAACTCACTTTATGTTCTACACTTTCCCTTTCTAAAACTTCTTTTAACGAATCTTTATAATCATCTAAAACTAATGTGACACCAGCTAAATCTAATTCTTTTTTAATTTTTAATGCTTTATCATTATTACCTTCTTTTTTAGCTTCAACCCACACATGTGTTAACCAAGACTCAAATGTTTTTAACGCTTTATTATCAACTGTTTGATAATAAAGGTGACGTTGTTCAGCCCATGTCTCATATTTAAAGATGTCTTGAACTGAAGCTAAATCAACCTCCCATTTCTCAGATTTAATGAAAATATTTGGCTCTCCATTTTTATCATTATGTACTATAAATGAACCATATAAAGAAATCGATTTAGGTAATTCATTAGTAACTTTCATATTAGCAATGTCACCAACCTCCATTCTTTTTATTAATTCTAGTACTTTAGATTTTTCAAATTTAATACCCTCAATTCTTTCAATTTTCATACGCTCATCATAGTCAACTTTTATAGATTCCCAATCCATATTTAATTCCTCTAGATTATTAGGGGTTTTATCAACTCTAAGCCAAAATTCAATTTCCTTATCTTCCATATCCATCAACTCACCTAATGTATTTTGGTCACCATCTTTAAAAGCAACACCACGATGCATTTCACAATCTTTTTGACTAAAAACTTTCCTTTCAGTCAACTCCATTTCTTTATTTTTTTTATTTTTAACCATATCCATTAAAATACCCTCCCTAATTTCAGGTTTAAAACAAACTAACAATGCGTGAATTCTTTTATTAAATGCGGCCAAATATTTTGGTACGTTATATTCATCAGTTGTTAAATTAGGGTTATTTTCTATTTGGTCAGTTGGTATTAATTTACAATTAAGTTTAATCTCGAAATTAACTTCACTACCATAAGTGCCATAGGCTTTTTTATGGGCCTTTTGTTCATCTGTGGGGTGGTAAATTTTTTGCGCATCACCAACTGATTTAGTTGCACCAATATTAACATAATAAACCGTATCACCCAAATTAGCATTAACATCATTAGCTATTAATAACTCCATATGCGCTTTTCTAGCTTTTAAACTACCAGATTTTGTTCTAGTTTTCATATCCTTTATATACGATGGCACGGTGTCCTTAACATTAGACTTACTAGCTATTTTAACCAATGGTATTCTAAAATTATAAATATCATCAACGGTTTTATTATAAATTTTTATAAAACTATCCCCATCACCCTTTAATAGATAATCGATTGCTTCAGCTAAAAAATCCTCAATATAACCTGGCATTTTTGATGACTTAATCGTGTTACCAACTAATTTAATTTTACCACCAATTAAGTTAGCGTAGTTTTTTCTAGAGAAGTTAATTGTTGATTCACAAATATCGTCAATATCTAACCCCATTCTACCAATCATGTATAATTCATTAAATTCACCTACAACAGCATCTAAACCTACTAAAGTAACACCCTTATCTTTTTCAGTAAATCTATGAGTACCTAAAGGTGTATAATAATTAGTATCAATATCTTTCGGAATTGCAAAGTTAAACCCATCTGTATCCCCTACAAGTGGTCTGAATTTTTTATCCATAAAGAATTTAACCATTAACCTCAAGTATTGTCTACCTCTACAAGTAGTTTCTTCAGCGCAGTTGATATCACCCCAATTGAAAATGTTAGGCGCACCTAATGAACCAAAGAATGAATTACCTAAAATTTTAATTGGTAATTGTTTCTTATCGTACATACTCGCTAACCCACTTTCTTTTTCAATTTCAGAGTTCAATAATTCCAAATCTTCTTTAGAAATTTTATCAATGTTATTATTCTTAAGTTCTTTTAATTTACCTAATTTAGCTTTATGGTCATTCATCAAACCTTTAAACTTATCCCTTGTTGATGCGATATAAATTAACATACCTCTCATCACACCACTTATATCAGTATCTGGGAATATATCGTGCGTAATCTCAATATTCGGGTATAAGGCAGCAAAATCCAATTTTGCAACGTCTTCAGCATACCCAACTTCAAGCAATCTTGATAACCCACCTGTGAATGTCTTTCTAGGTTTAACAGCTGGAATTGCTAATCTATTTTCATATGACCACGCTAACATAATTAATTTCCAAATACCAGCAGTACCCATCGTTGTGGAGCGCATATATGATGTTGGGATGATTTTAGATAATAAAAAAGATGCTTGATTATAAACCCCATCAACTTTTTCAGTTTCCCATAAATCATCAAGTAAATAACGTCTAATAATCACATCACCCATAACTTCTTCATAACCATCTTCTAAGGACCTTTCTTCTGTTATTGGGTAGTAACTACCATCGGCATCATTAAAAGCGTAATTAGTGTCTTTATCAGCCCATATGGAGTATATTTTATTACCTTCAACATATACACGATTATCTTTATTAAGTTTTGAGTATTTAGTAATGTATTTTAATCCAGCACTTTTAATATTCGAGTTAATAGCTTTTGCCCTACGAACTGCATGATAAACATCAATAATGTTATAACCCCACATCATTGTTTGTTTATAAAATTCACTTTCACCACCAAATTTTATACTTTTATCAACCCGTCTAATATTACTTTTACCACTCTTATCTAAAGTTTTGGCAATTAATTCAATATCAATATTTAAAATTTCACATCTAGTAAAGATAAAGTCCCAATCAAAATTCTCGGAATTATAACCTGCAATTACATCGGGTCTTAAAGTATTTATTATGTCAAAGAATTTAAGTATTGAATACGCTTCTAAGTCCCTTAATTCCTTTCTACTCCCAGTTTGTGGTACTTCTATAATCTCTTCGAAACCTTTATTATCTCTAATACCAACTTGGAATATTCTAGCATCTTTATGTCTAGTTGGGTTATTACCAGCGTCAAATTCGTATAATTTTGTTAAATCTTCACCAGTGGACATCCTTGATTTAATATCATTAATTTCTTCTGGGGATAATAAACCTCCCTTTGGTTTTAATCCCGTTGTTTCTAAATCAAATTGAAGTCTATGAACATCATTATAATCATCCATTCCCTTGAATAATCTTTTACCAGATGCAATTAGATATTGTTCAATTGGGTTTATAGCAATGAAGTAACTCTTAGTTGATTCACCATACACATCAACACCACCTTCTTTAAAGAATTTTAATAATCTGGTGTTAGAACCTTTGGTTTTTGCCATGTATTTGAAACCATCACCCATTCTGAAGGTTTCAGCCTCCCCACCTATGGAAGTTTTTAACTTTGTTATGGTGATACCATATTTTTCGATGGCTTTTTTAATTAAATTTCTTTTACCCCCATACATAATTTTAGTAACTTCTTCTTTAAACCATAAAAAGGATGTTACGTGGTCTTTTGAAATATATTTACCCCTTACTGGGTCATTAATTATAAGTGAAACTTCAGGACTACCATAAGGAATTTCAACACCTACGATATATTTTTTTTGATTTCTACCTTCTAGGAATCTAGATATTACTTCTTCATTAACCATAAAACTTATATACTTTTACGCAAAAAAACACAATTTTAACCAAAAATCAAAGTTTTTATTGCTTTTTTTTAAAATAATTCGTTCTTTACCAGGGCTTTATCTTCTTTATTTGTATAGCAAATAAAGGAGATTGTATTACAGATATCAATAAATTTATAGGGATTTAATTCTCAAGGACATGGATATTTAACTCATTTTTAATTGGCACTATAAGAGTACCTGAACCATCATTAAAAACTATTTTGAATTCACCAACAAATGTACCAGCTTTTTTAGTTTCCTTAGATGTGAATTGATAACCAATAAAATATTCTTCACCGTTACAATCACTTGAAGGTCCTTTAAGTATGCACAAACCCTCTTTATCACCAATCCTTTTAACACCTGTATTTGTGTCAACCATACAAAAAGTGATTTGTGAATTTTGAATCATATCATAGAATTTATTAAAATCATTTCTCCCATCATTTATTAATTCCATCTTTAAGATAGGTAAAGTTGCAGTTCTATTTATATAAAAATCCATTAGTTTCTTTTATTATAAATATATTAATCTTCAATTAAAGATAATATTAATTTTACAGCTTCATCAATTGTATTGAAACTTCTTTTGGGTGCTAATATATGTGGTTTTAAAATTATGATAGGAATTACAGGTTCACCGATGAATTCAAAGACACTTTCCACATTAATTTCATTAATTTTATCATCAATATCAATTTTGGTGAATTTAATATCTAATTCCGTTAATTTTTTTTGTAATTCATTGCAATAACCACAATTTTCACTTGTATATATTTGTATCATAATTCTAATCCATTTTCTTCTAAATCATCCAATAACATTTTCAATCTATCCCCATGTTCATCTTTTTTATTGATGATTTTATTAATTATTTCTTGTTTTCTCATTAGTGTATACCACATTACTAATGAAATTGTACCAGTAAATAGTTGGTAATATACCGAAACATTAGATTTCTGCCCTATTCGATAACATCTATCCTCAGCTTGCTCATTATCACCTGGTACCCAACTAAATGAATTAAAGATAACTACAGTACCTTCAGTTAATGTAATACCAACACCAGCAGATGTTATATTACCAATAAAAACTTTACATTTTTTATTATTTTGAAAACTATCAACTGATTTTTGTTTGGCGTTTGCTGTCATTTTGCCATTATGTATAACACACTCACTATTAGTGAAATTATCGGCTATTTCATTCAATTCGTCTGTAAATGTGGTGAAAATAACCACTTTTTGACCTTGTTCTATAGCATCTTTAGCTAATTCGATTGTATTTGGGATTGTTTCCATTGCTATAAATTTCCTAAGAAGTCCCAATTCAACAATATCTTTAGATAAATCACTAATTTTGCGTTTACCTTCTTCGGCTCGTTTCTCCATGTATTCATCCCAAATACTTTCATATTCTCTTTCACCACGTTTACTTAATTTATGGTAAATAGTTGAGACTGTCTTATCTGGCATATCTAACACCTCAGTTTTCAATCTTCTAAGAAGTGAGTTTTTGGTTCTAATTGCCAATTCATCAAGATTAGACGCACCATTGGTAATCCAAATTTGTCTTCTTTGACCATTCTTAAGTGTTTTATGAAATCGTTTAGCATCACAATACCTTTGAGCAAAGAATTTCCAATTGTCAGCCAAAGGTGATTTAATCATTTTTAATATATTAAAGAAATCCATTGGTCTGTTAGCGATTGGCGTACCTGTAAGCTCCCAAACTCTTTCAATTCCATAAGTCAACGCAATTTCGTTAGCTATTTGACCTCTTTGGGTTTTATGGTCTTTAATTTTATGTGCCTCATCAATTATCACCAAATCATATTTCTCATTAACTATATTCCTATTATGTGGGTTAAAGTTACCGTTTTTATCCTTCGTTGGTTCACCAATTGTATGAAAATTTTTGAGTATGTCAAAGTTAATAACAGTAAACCTACCAACTTCTGGCCATTTACTACCACTTACTATGATTGCTTTTTGGTCAAAACTTTCAATTTCTCTTTGCCAAGATATTTTAACACTAGCTGGACAAATAACTAAAACTTTTTTAGCATCAACTTCTAAAGCGGCCACAATTGACTGATATGTTTTACCTAATCCCATGTCATCAGCTAATATAGCACCTTTCCTACATACTAAAAATTTAATACCTTCTTTTTGGTGTTCGTAAGGGTGTCTACCCATTACATCCATTTCCTCATATTTCTCCCAATTAACTTCAACTTCACATTCAGTAAAATATGGGTCATCTAAAACTAATGTTTTTGGTAACCAATACATCTCCGCATTCTTTTGATTTTTTTTTAGTTTTCCATATACATGGTATGTCTTTTCTTGGTCGGCAAGCATAGCCTGTATAAGCATTTTTTCAGGTAAAAAAGAAAGTTTGTGTTTGTCTTTAAGTGATTCACCTAACAAGGGGTTTATAGAGACTACACGATTTATAACTTGGGGTTCTACATCATAGAACTTATTAATGTATTCAACCTGACCCTCAGTTAACGCAACTTTATCATTATTAATGAGTTTTTTCTTCAACGCTTTTAGGTATGGATTAATTCCATTATATGTTTGTAGTAGGGTTATTGCACCTCTACTTTTAATGTCTTCTAAATTTATCAAAATGGTATATTTTTTTGAACTTTAACAATATATTATATTGTTAATATACTTTATTTTCATGAAAAAGTGAATAGCTTAGAACTATTTAGTGATTATTAAATATTTATCATTATATAGTTAATTAATATGGAGTCAAATAAAAGGAGAATACCAATTAAAAGAATAAATAAATTCTTTTCTAGTAGGGATTATGATTTAGAAATACAAATGGGTCGTGAAGCCATAGAAGGTGATGGTAATTTTACCGTTATATTATATAGAATTGATAGAGAAACTACGCAATCCGATGATATTTATAATGAAGCTAGTGCTAGTGAAATAAACTTCCTACCACCAATTGAGTTGTATGTTATGCCAATTATTGAAAAGGCTGAAAATAAAACTTATAATTCAAGTTCAATGCGTTATTTAGAAGATGGTAATTTAAAATTTATTGTTTATTCTCAACATTTAAATGAACTTAGAGTTGATGTTTCGCTTGGTGATTATGTTGGCTATTATATTAATGAAACCGATGTTGTTTACTATAACGTGACTGATGCTGGCGAAAAAAACTATGATAATGCACATACAATAATAGGTTACAAGGGTGCTTATAGAATAATAAATTGCACAATTGCTAACGAAGATGAATTTAACGGGATTTAAGAGTTAAATTATAAAAATTAAAATTATATTATGGGATTACCTAAAGGTTTTATTAAGAAAGTAAAATTTATAAATCAGAATGTTGGACCTGAAAAGAGACAAGATTATCTTGATGATATAGATTATAAAGGGAGTTATTTACCAAAAAGTGTTGGTTATGAGGATATTGATAGAACTTTTATTGAATTTGTTGATAAAGAGATGATAATATCTATCGATGGTGAATCAGTCCCAGTTCTTTTTCTAACAATTCAAAGGTGGGCTGAATTTTCTAAAACATGGACTTTTTCAGATAAATTTAAAAATACTAAAATGCCCTTCATTACTATAGTTAGAAAACCTGATATTCAAGTTGGTACTAACCAAGCTGGTATATGGAATATACCTGGTAAGCAATTATATACATATATGAAAGTACCTACGTTCATCGATGGTCGTAAAGGTATGGACACTTATAAAATACCACAACCTACATCAGTTGATGTTACATATGAAGTTAGATTCTTTTGTAATAGAATGAAAGATTTAAATAAATTACATAAAGTGGTTCAAACTACTTTCAATTCCAGACAATTTTATATTAATGTGAATGGACATCCAATGCCTATTCATTTAGAAAGTATTGGTGATGAAAGTCAAATAAACGATTTTGATAGAAGAAGGTTTTATGTTCAAAATTTCGAAATGAAAGTGTTGGGATATATTTTAGATGAAAATGATTATGAACACATTCCAACAATTAATAGAGGTAATGTTAAGTTTAAAGAAGAATAATATTGTATGTCACAAGGATATAAAAAAAATGTAAAATTTATAAATCAGAATGTTGGACCTGAAAAGAGACAAGATTATCTTGATGATATAGATTATAAAGGAAGTTATTTACCAAAAAGTATCTATTATGAGGATATTGACAAGACTTTTATTGAATTTGTTGATGATATTTTAGAAATAGAGGTTAATGGAGTGAAAGTCCCAGTCATTTTTCTAACAATTCAAAGGTGGGCTGAATTTTCTAAATTATGGGATACTTCAGATAAATTTAAAAATGTTAAAATACCCTTCATTACTATAGTCAGAAAACCTGACATCCAAGTTGGTACTAACCAAGCTGGTATATGGAATATACCAGGTAATAAGTTATATACATATATGAAAGTACCTACTTTTAACGGGGGTCGTAAGGGTGGTGATTTATATAAAATTCCACAACCTACGTCAGTTGACGTTACATATGAAGTTAGATTCTTTTGTAATAGAATGAAAGATTTGAATATGTTTAATCGAAAGTCTCAATTAACATTTCAATCAAGGCAATACTATATCAATGTGAATGGACATCCAATGCCTATTCATTTAGAAAAAATTGGTGATGAAAGTCAAATAAACGATTTTGATAGAAGAAGGTTTTACGTTCAAAATTTCGAAATGAAAGTATTGGGATATATTTTAGATGAAGATGATTATGAATTCGTTCCAACAATTAATAGAGCTATCATATTTACTGAAATAATAGATAAAGTAATTAAACCTAAAGTGGTTATTAGGTCATTTAAAGATATTGATGAGATATCTTTAAATGTGATTATAAAAGCGAATCATTTTACTGATGAGTTTATTATTAATTGTGCATATGACGCACTTATAACATCAATAAATTATGTGATAAATGTCACAAATGTAAATATAGCAATTAATGGTATCCAACAAACATTTCCATTTAACATCTCAGCTAATGAAGAAATGGTGTTAACTGTTGATAGAGATGATACAAAAGAAGCTAAATTTGAAATTAAAGGATTAGTTAAATAATGAGTAATATTAATAAGACATTTGTATTTGAGACTGTATTAATTAGTGGTGGTACAACTGGGACAACAGTTGAGTTCATAACAGGTGCTACATTTAATACTGGGTCTGGTGACTTAATTTTAGAAACTGTTTCTGGAAATACAATTAACGTACCTTTAGATGGTAGATACACTTTAACAGGTCACACACATAATATATCTGAAATAACTGGATTCACAGATAATTCAATTAATTGGGATATAGCTTATGACGACTCAATTACTGGTATAACTGTAAGTGGTACTAACACAAAAACAATTACTCTTCAACAAAGAGACGGTAATATATTAACCACTAATTTCACCGATAATTCAAATGATTCTAGTGACGTAGTTACGGGAATGACATTTAATACTGCAACAGGAGTGTTGGCATTAACAACGTTATCAGGTGATACAATAACCGAAGATTTAGATGGTAGATATGCTTTATCAGGTGATACAAGTACAAACACCGATGATTATGTTACAGGGGTTTCTTTTAACACTTCAAATGGGTTATTAGAATTCACTAGATTATCTGGCGGTACATTTAACGTAGATTTAGATGATAGATATAGCCTAACAGGACATACACATGACTTATCATCATTAAATAATGACACAGGTTTTATAACAGGATTTACAGACACTAATAATAACGATTATTTAACTGGAGCCACATTTAACCCAAATGATGGGGTATTGAGTTTAAATTTATTATCAGGTTCAACAGTTCAAGTTGATTTAGATAATAGATATGCTTTATCAGGTGATACAAGTACAAATACCGATGATTATGTAACTTCAGCATCATTTAATGCCTTAAACGGTATTCTTGAATTGACTAGAATTTCAGGTTCGACAGTTCAAGTTGATTTAGATAATAGATATACTTTATCAGGTGATACAAGTACAAATACCGATGATTATGTAACTAGTGGTGATTTTAATATAACTACTGGTGATGTAACTTTGACTATGTTATCAGGTGGTACTGTTGTTTATAATTTAGATAATAGATATGCGTTATCAGGTGATACAAGTGCTAATACTGATGATTATTTAACTGGGGCTACCTTTAATACATCTGATGGTGTATTAGAATTTAATAGATTATCAGGTGGTACCGTTCAAGTAAATTTAGATGATAGGTATTTTATTGGTGGACCAATAACATTTTCATGTGAAACCTCTGGCACTACAACTTACATTGGTTATGGTGAAATTAATGCTTGTAAGATAAGAAAAATGGACACTATTTCTGGGTCCACATATACAGCATTTTGGTCAAATGGAGAAGAGACGTTAGATAAATTATGGTCAAATAGGTTAAGTTATTTGTATTTTTAATAAATATTACATATTTATAATAAACATAAAAAAGTAAAAATTAAAAACAATTAAAACATGGCAATATTAGACACGGACGTATCGATTGCATCAAATGGTGACATTAGATGGACGGGTGGTGCGACTACAAATTACACAGTACTTGAGTTACACAGATTTTTAGGCGCATTAGCGGATGATGCTTCTTCAATAAACGATGATTTTGTGGATATCACAAGTGATACACCTTCTGATAGAAGTACGGATAATATTATCACACTTCTTGGAAATTATAACATCGATGATACGATGGGCGAACATTTATTTGATGGTTCTATTTCTCAAGCTTCTGGTGCTGAATTATATTCAGGATTAAGAGTGTTAGGTGCTGTAAATAACATCAATACACAAATAATGGTAATCCAAAATAACGATTTATACCAATTTACCACTACTGATACAGCTCCTTTCTGGGGTGACCAATCAACTGGTGGTTTTAATGGTGATGCCCCATCGGGTATCTTATTCCGTTGTTTAATTAAATCAAGAACTGGTGGTAGTGATATTGATGGTAAAAGAATTAGAGTGCAAGCGAGACATTGGGGAGATACTTATGATTTCTTCAACGTGACACTTGGACAAGGTGAGTCGGTGGCTGCCCTAGGTACAACACCAGATGCACAAAATACAACTGCTTATTCAGGTGTAACAGGTTATACACACACAACAAACTTAAACGAAGGTTACAACCTTATTGATTTAAATAACGGTGCGGGTGACCAACCTTATTACTCATTATGGACTTATGGTGCTGACACTTCAGGTGATGGGCTTAAAGGACTTTGGGAATATATTAAATACTCTTCTGGTAATGGAACTACTGAAACTCTTTATGGACAACCAGGTGAATTATTCTTAGGTGTAACTCACGAAATCCTTATAAACACAGTAACAGGAATATGGCAAGAACCAGAAGTGGTTGGATGGGCTACAGGTACTGCAAACTTATTAGCAATTGATAGTACGACTAGTGGTACAATTATGTGGGTACAACTTTTAACTGGTATACTTCCATCTACTGAATCAATTTCAGGTGTAACATCAACAGCAACGGCAATTTCAAGTACAACCGCAGCTAAAACGGTTCCTAAGACTTTCTTAGGTTCATATACAGGTTCACTTATTGGTGCATTTGGTGTGGGTGTTGATGATGGAGATTTAGTAGCGACTGATACAATTCAAGATTTATCAGGTAGTACACAAATTCCACCTAACAACGTTACATTTACTGTTTCAAGTCTTGAAATAGCTGAAGATAGAATCTTGGTAGGACCAAGAAGTGGTGGTGTACTTCAAATAGACCAAATGGCTTCAACTGCTGCTTCTTCTGGAGCTGGTACAATTGTTATGCAAGCTTCAATCCCTATTGATACTCCAGCTATTGGTACTATCAGAGTATTAGGTGATTTAGGTGTTTATAATAGAATACCATATACTTCATATGCAGGTTCAACATTTACATTGACTGGGACACTTCCTGATGACGTAACTAACGGTGCTAATGCATATGTATCATATATTGATAAAGATGTTGCTGCGACCTCTGAATCCTTCACAACGGTATTCGATGCTCCAAGAGATTTATTTGTTAGAGTTAGAGATGGTAAGGTAACGCCAATTAAAACGTTTGAATCAGCGGGTACTTTGGGTGCTGCGGGTGGTTCAACGGTAGCTTCTAGGATTACGGATGAGTAATTAGAGATTAAATTAAAATACTTTACAATTATCCTTATCTTATTATATTTATTAATAAGATAAGGATATTTTTTTATGGAAAAATCAAATAAAAGTAAAGAATGTGGGGATTGCACGTTATGTTGTGAGTTATTACCAATACCAGAGATAAATAAACCAGCGAGTGTTATGTGTGGTGATTGTATCTTAAGTAAAGGTTGTGGTATTTATAATAGTAGACCTAATTCTTGTAGAAATTTTAATTGTCTATATTTAGACTCAGATGATATGGATATAAGTTTACGACCTAACGAATGTAGGGTGACTTTTGAAAAAGTAACCACTAAAATATATTTTGGGATTGAATTACCAAAAGATATAGGTTCTTGTAAAACTCCAATTGTAAGTCAATACATTAAGAGTTTGAATGAAAGTGGTATATCGGTAGTAATTTCATCTTTTACAAATACACCAAATGAATACTTTTTAGCTGAAGGTCATAAAAAGGAAATCATAGAAAAAATAATAATGAACGAATATAATAAAGTTAACTAATGGCAGCAGCAGTATACGCAACAGATTTGTTGACATATAAAGATATGACAACCGTAACGGGTATAGTCGAACCAACTGGAATGCTACAATTAAATGGTTCTGGTGAAGTTGATTCGGATTTAGCAATTTACGGTACTGTGTGTGTATCCGAGGCTATGAGAAAATCAGGTTTAGGTGCTTTGGTTTATACGGGAACACAACCAACTTGGACTGCTGGTGAAACTTGTTATTTTGTGTGGTTTAAATGGTTCGCACCAAACGCATTGGGTACAAAAGCACAAGGTGGTTTACGAATGTTGGTTGGTAATACGAGTGCAAATTACAGAGGATGGTACGTGGGTGGTTCAGGGACTTATGCATATGGTGGTTGGTTAAACTTTGTAGTAGACCCAACAGAAACGGGATTAGCGACTCAAACACAGGGTTCACCAAACACAACATATAATACCATTGGTGTGGGTGTTAACTGCCCAACACAATCACCAGCAAAGGGTAACTCATATACAATAGATATAATCAGATATGGTAGGGGTGAAGTACGATTTACCAACGGAGATTTGGCAAATGGGTATGCAACTTTCGATGAAATGGCGGTAGTAAATGATAATCCAACAACTGGGCGTTGGGGATTGTTTCAAGATGTAGGTGGTTCATATTTATGGAAAGGGTTGATGAGTTTAGGGTTGTCAGGTACTTTGGTAGATATGAGAGATTCCAACGTTGTAATAAATATTGAAGATACCGAAATGGTTTCAACTTCATTTAATAGAATAGAAGTTAATAACGCATCATCAAATGTATTATGGGAATCCATAAATATATCAGCTTTAGGTACTCGTTCTAAAGGTGAGTTTGAAATGATTGATAACGCTGGATTTACTGTTGACACTTGCACTTTTACTGATATGAGTACTTTTATATTTCAATCTAATGCGGTAATTAATAACGTATCATTTATTAGATGTGAGTTAGTTACCCAAGGTGGGTCAACAATAGACCAGTCAACTTTCGATAATTGTACTGCATCTGCGTCAGTATTATCAACCGATTTAGGGCTAATTACCGATTGTTCATTTATTAGTGATGGTTCTAATCACGCTGTAGAATTGAATACTGTTGGTGATGGTACAATGGATTGGGATAATACATTAGAAGGTTATGTGGTTGGAGTTTCAGCTTCGCCAGCTTCTACAAGTTCAACAGGAAATGAAGCGATATACGTAAACGTGGGTTCTGGTACATTAACTATTAATGTTGGAGCTGGATATACTATACCATCAATTAGAACTGCTGGGGCGACTGTAAATGTGGTTGCGGGGCAAGTTACAACAACAATAACTGTAACAGATATTTCAACTGGATTGGCAGTTAATGCAGCTAGAGTGGCTGTCGGAGCTTTTTCTGGTGGTTCAGAGAATTATCGAGAAAGTGTGACAATCACCAATGCGGCTACAACAGCAACAGTAACACATACAGCACATGGTTTAACAACTGGTGATAAAGTTAATATAATAGGTGCTACCTTAGATGAATATAACGGAATTAAAACGATTACGGTCACAACGGTAAATGCTTATACATACACAACATCTGGTAGTCCAACATCTCCAGCAGTTGGGACAATCACATCTACCACTATATTTGTAGATGGGGTTACTAACGCTTCTGGTGTGATAACAGATACTAGGTCAATAGCTTCGTCTCAACCCATTAGAGGTAGGGTAAGAAGAGCAACAACGGGTGATTTATATAAAACGTCACCAATAAGTGCTACAATAGATAATATATCAGGGTTGAACCTAAATGTTCAAATGATTCCTGATGAGTAAAAAATTAAAAAATTATGGAAGATAAAAATATGGAACATTTAATTAAATCAGAACATATCGAAGATGATATCAAAGATGATTTATTATTGGATATTGAAGAATTAAGGTATAAGCATATCGTACTTAGAAATTTACAAAAAACTGCAATATTAGCGATTGAAAAATTAGAAGTTAAAGAAGTCGATTTAACAAACGAGATTATTAAGTTAAAGGAATCTATAACATCCTTAACTGAAACTAATATCATTAACCAAAAGTTAATGATTGGTGCATTAACTAACAATAATGATATGAAAGAAGATTATAGGAATAGAATACAAAATTTAGAACAAGAATTATTAAAATTCAAACAATAATAAAAAGTAAATGGCAATAACAATAACTTGGTCAACTAGAGTAATTAATATTCCTAAAGCTGATTTAACTCTAAAGCAAACAACACCGATTGAAATTAGAGAATTAAATATCAACGATTTTAGGTTAACATTAAAGGCTTTAGAAGATAATGAAGATGGAATAGCGTACCCTAATACCCATGTACATAATACTGAGGTATTATTGGGTGGTATTGTATATGCTAGAGTTATTGAAATTATTAATGGTTATACCATGACATTTGAAGATGGTCAATATGCTGTTAATTTAATTGGGGCAAATAGTAATCTTGGTGATGTGGTTAATTTAAATCAAGTTTCTATTCGTTCAGCGAATGCTGCTGGTCTTATTTCCAATCAAGCGATTGAATTTTCTTCATATAACGGTGGGGTAACACTAGATTTTATTAACGGAACGAATGGAACTGTTTTCCCTAGAGGTACACCGCAATTACCTGTTAATAACGTACCTGATGCCGTATTGATTGCCGAGTTAAGGGGGTTTAATACAATTTACGTAAGGGGTGATTATACTTTTGATACTGGAGATAATTTAGAGGGTTATATTATTATTGGTCAATCAGCAGAAAAAACTTTTCTAACGTTTAATACGGGTGCATTAATAAGTGAAATTAATTTATTCAACGCAACAATTACTGGTGTATTCGATAATTCAGCCAACTTTAATGATTCACATATCATCGATGTCGAGACCGTTGAGGGGACGTTTCAACGTTGTATATTAGAGGGTATAATTACTTTAGGTAGTCTTAGTGGTCTTACGTCATTCATAGATTGTAATGATGGGTTGGTTCTTGATGGGAATTCACCTGCAATTGATTTTAATGGTGGTGGAAATAGTTTAGCTATCAGAAATTATTCTGGTGATATCCATTTAAGAAATAAAAGTGGTCTTGAAAATGTTGAGATTAATATTGCCACTGGTGGGCATATTACGCTAGAGAATACGATTACTGGCGGTAATATTAGAATTACTGGGATAGCCGAAGTAACGGACAATTCAACAGGTACTACTTTGGTAGATGTGACACATGTAATTTTTCCTGACCAATTACAATTAGCAGCATTCAATGGTCATATCACCCTAAATACCAATAGTAGCGAAAGTGGTACTAAATTCCCCCTTGGAACGATTCAGCACCCAGTTAATAATATAGTTGATGCATTAACAATATTAAATACTCGTGGGTTACATGAAATATTATTTGAAGGTACGCTATCTCTTACAGATATAGATGTCTCTGATATAACATTAATTGGTGAAAATAATTTAAATAGCTTTGTATTGTTTGTATCAGGTAATACTACCAATAGGACCACCATTAAAAATACCATAGTATCTGGTGAGTTTGGTGGTTATTTATTTATTGACGGTTGTGCCTTGCAAAACATATCGAATGTTGGTTCTACAGTTTTCCCAACAATATTTAGGGATTGTATAGTTAGGGGTGATGTGGGCGTTACACCAGCGATTCAATTAAATAACATTGTTGGTGGTCAAAATATACATCTCATTAATTGTGTTAGTGGTGTACCAGGTCAGGGTACTGTGACATTGGATGTTAACAATTCAGATATACCAATAGCATTTAGAAAATATGGTGGTGGTGTTAAATTGATAAATATTACGGGGGCACAAGATAACACATTTGAATTCGACCAAGGGCAAATCGTGATAGATAGTTCTTGTACTAGTGGTAAAGTTAGGTTAGGTGGTATTTATAAATTAACTGATAATGGAGCCCTAACAATAGAAGAAAGAAATAAAAGTATCTCGGATGCAGTTTGGGATGAAAACGTTATAAGTGGTCACACTACTACAGATTCAGCTGGGAAAGTATTATCTGATATCACATCAAAAAGTGATGATATTCAACATTCAGTTAATGTTAATTCTGAATTATTAAAACTCAAACCAAATAACCCATAATTATTTCATATTTATATAAGTGAGGTTATTCACCGTATAAGTCAGTTGGTTTTTTACAAGTATCTTTAATTATTTTCTCAACAAAGCCGAACATTTTTAATCCATGTTCTTCACAATAATCTTTTAATATTTTGTGAGTTGTAGGAGTTATTTTTAAGTTTTTAGACCGCTTCATAAGGCTTTTCTATATAAGTATGACAAAAGTATGACAAAAAACCTACTAATTATGATGTATTACATACATCATAAAAACTTTTGGTAAAAAATTACATATTTATTTAGAAATAAGTAATTACAACAAAAAAAATAAAAATAATTTAAATGAGTTCTAACAATAGAGTATTCGTAAGCCCAGGAGTTTATACTTCAGAAAAAGATTTATCATTCGTAACACGTCAAGTTGGTGTAACAACATTGGGGTTAGTTGGTGAGACCACAAAAGGTCCAGCTTTCCAACCAATATTTGTTTCTGACTTTAACGAGTTCAAATCATTCTTTGGTGGGTTAAACGCAACAAAAGTTACCGACACTGGTTACCCAAAATATGAATTGCCATATATAGCAAAATCATATTTTACAAAATCAAATCAACTTTATGTAACAAGAGTTTTAGGTTTTTCAGGATATGATGCTGGACAATCTTGGGCTATAACAGCCGATAATAACCAAGTAATAGCACTTTTAAGAAGTAGAGCTTCTTATGACGCTTCTGAAAACCTAATTTGGGGTACAAGTGATTTATCAATTGACCCAACTTTAACTGGTTCAACAACTGACGCTAAAGCAGATTTCACTCTTAGTGGTTCTGGGTTTTCTTATACAGTTTCACTTGATTCTACAAAGAAAAGTTTCATTACTAGAGTATTAGGAACTAAAGCTGATGTTGGTCAAGCCCCTATTTATGTTGAAGAAATTTATTCTAATATGTTAGAAGAATTAATCACTAATGTAGAAATAACTGGATTAAGTACAACTTTGGTTGATAATGGAACTACATTTTCTGATTACAAAACTGAATATTTACCAGCTGTTACACCATGGGTTATCTCAGAGGTTAATGGTGAGGTTATTAAAAAATTATTTAGATTAATTACAATTTCTGATGGTACTTCTGCAAATTCAGAAGTTAAAATTTCTATCGAAAATATTAAACCTGACGCTAGAGAATTCGATGTTAGAGTTAGAGCATTTTACGATACTGACGCAAATCCAATTACATTAGAAAGATATTCTAGATGTACTATGGACCCAACTTCTGATAATTTTATTGGTAGAAGAATCGGTACGTTAGATGGTTTTTACGCATCTAATTCAAATTACGTATTACTTGAATTGGATATTGATGAAGATACATCAACTTCATTTCCAGCTGGTTTCACAGGTTTACCTGCAAGGGTTTACAGTGGTGGTGAATTAGCACCTTCAATTAACTATAATACCGAATACTTACCTTACTCTAAAATTAGAAAAATCTATTTAGGTTTATCTGATACTGTAGGTATTGACCAAAATTTCTTTAACTACTTAGGTACTGATATTACGGTAACAAGTGGTATGACTAATGGATTCCATATGGATATCGATGCGAGTGGATTGACAGTCAATGGTTCTATATTAGACGCTGGTCTTTATCCATTTAAAACTGACGATGATTTAGATTTAACTGGCACTACTTATAATAAAATTTATTCAAGAAAATTCACGATGGCACCTTACGGTGGTTTTGATGGATGGGATATATATAGAGATGGTAGAACTAATACCGACACTTACGCTAAAGGTCAAACTAAAAGTGATTTAGCTGAATCTAGTGGTGCGATTGATATAAAAATAACAAGTACTGGTGACGAAGGAACTACTTCTGATTACTATGCTTATTTTGAAGCAATTAACACTTTCAATAACCCTGAAGCAATTAACATTAATGTATTAGCAACACCAGGTATTGATACTTTAAATAATACAAATTTAGTTGACGCTACTATTGAAATGGTAGAAGAAAAAAGATGTGATTCAATATATATTGCAACAACACCAGATTATGAAAATGAAGCGGTGATTGAGGTTGATGATTTAGTTAATAGATTAGATAACACAGGAATAGATAGTAACTATACTGCAACATACTGGCCTTGGATACAAGTAAAAGATAGTGATAATGAAGTATTAGTTTACTTACCACCAACTAGAGATGTTGTTAGAAACATTGCATTAACTGATAATGTATCATTCCCATGGTTTGCTGTGGCGGGTGTTCAAAGAGGTGTTGTAAGTGGTATCAAAGCAAGAAAAAAATTAACTTTAGATGAAAGAGATACATTGTATGAGGGTAGAATTAACCCAATCGCAACGTTTGCTTCTGAAGGTTTAATTATATTTGGTAATAAAAACTTACAAGTTAAAGAAACTGCATTAAACAGACTTAACGTTAGAAGATTATTATTACAAGCTAGAAAATTAATTTCTGCTGTATCAATAAGATTATTATTTGAACAAAATGATGAGGTAGTAAGAAATCAATTCAAGTCATTGGTTAACCCAATTCTTGAAAACATTAGAAGTGAAAGAGGTCTTACAGATTTCCGTGTGGAAGTTGATACTTCACCAGAATCAATTGATAGAGGTGAGTTAAATGGTAGAATTTTCATCAAACCAACTAGAGCTTTAGAGTTCATAACTGTTGAATTTGTTGTAATGAATACTGGTGCTTCTTTTGAAGACGTATAAAAAAAATATAATATGTAAGGGAAAATAAATCTTTCCTTACATATTTATTATTAAATAAACAATTTAAAAATTAAAACAAAAATATTATGAGTGATTTACTAATGAAAATGCCAGTACCTTATGAGCCAAAGAAAAAGAATAGATGGTTAATGAGATTTCCAGCTGAATTAGGTATTCAACAATGGTGGTTATCTAGCGCATCACGTCCTTCAATTACGCAAGGCGAAGTTGAAATACCATTCTTAAACACATCAACGTGGGTTATTGGTAGATTTACATGGGAAACTATTGAAGTAGTGTTTAGAGACGCTATTGGACCATCTACATCTCAAGCTATTATGGAATGGGTTAGATTACAATCTGAATCTGTAACAGGTAGACAAGGTTATGCTGCTGGATATAAAAAAGATGTTGAAATAGAAATGTTAGACCCAACTGGAGTTGTTGTTGAGAAATGGCAATTACAAGGGACTATGTTAACCAACGTTGGATTTGGTGATTTATCAATGGAAGATGATGGGATAGCTGAAGTTAACGCAACATTAAGATTTGATAGAGCAATTTTATTATTCTAAATAATTATAAAAATTAAATAAAGATAAATGGAGATACAAAATATTTTAGGAATAGCATGTATAGCACTAGTACTTGGGGTTATAATTTATAAAAGGGTCACTAGAGGTGAAACTTTAAAAGATATATATGAAGATATTGATAATCAAGAAATTGAAGAACAAGAAAAATTAAAATAAACGGTTTAGGACCGATTATAGTCTAACGGCTATTAAAACCACTTAAGTTTCGCTACTAAAGTGGTTTTTTTTATTTAATAAACTATTTATAATTATGAAGATACCAATAATTAAATACAACGACAACTTTTTAAAAAACCTTAGCATTTTTATGTCAATAGGTGGAATTACATTATTCCCATTTATAATCTTACGTGAGAAGTATAAAAATAACCCAAAAAATATAATTAGACATGAAAGTATTCATATAAAACAACAAATTGAAATGTTGGTAATACCATTTTATGTTTTTTATACATTAGAGTGGTTTATTAAATTATTTATATTTGGTACTAAAGCATATCAAAACCTTTCTTTTGAAAGAGAGGCTAAAACAAATGAAGGAAACCCAGATTATCTTAAAACTAGAAAATTCTGGGCATGGGTTAAATATTTATAAAAGTTATGAGAAGACAAGATAAAAAAACGGCTATGGTGGAAGCTAATAAGCGTTTTCAAGAAAGGGTTAATGCCGAAGACCCAACGATTCAGGAGAAAAAAATAGAGTATACATATGTTCCAGACATATTTCCTGAATTATCTAGAATGTTAAAATAATGAGAAGGTACGATAAAAAAATACACATGAAGAAGGTAAACCTTCTTTTTGAACAAAGATATTTAAATGAAACAATTAGTGCTAGTGACGCTCACACTGATTGGGGTGCCATGATGTCCGTTTTAAAAGGGGATAGAAATGTGGCATTTCTTCTTGGCCCATTTATTGAAAAATGGTTCAATAAATACATTAAAGATAATAGTAGTGTTGATTTGATGGTTGTTAAGCGAGATGGTAATGGTATTTATGGTGATGCCTATATATTATACAGTGATTTAGAAAAAGCAAAACACTTACATAGTATCACATCAAAACATGGTGGTTATTTAGCAGATTATTCACCAGAAGAAGCTATTGAAAATGGGGAAGCGTTAGAATATAATGATAATGATATCAAAACTTTTGTTGATGACCATTATGGGTTTGAAGCTTATGATAAAGTAAAAAACAATGAGAAGACAAGATAAAAAAATTGCAATGAAAAAAGCTAATATGCTTTTTGAACAAAGATGTAATGAAAGTGCATTTAGTTGGGATGGGAAGTATGCCAATGAAGAAGATATTGATGAAGCGATGTTTTTAGGTGATGATATGGAAACTATTGAGGAAACTGAAGAAATTGAAGAAGATTGTGGGTGTCTATTAAATCAACCAGAACCAACTGATGTTGAAAGTAGTCAATGGTTTTCTGATGAAGATGGTGAAAGAATCACCGATATGGAATTAGATTAGTAAAAAAAAACTTTACTTTAAGTATTTATAGTATATAATATATTTAAACAAGTTTTTTAAAATGGAAAATAAACCACAAGTATTTCCAGCATCAGATAAAATGTCTGACGCTATGAAAGAGGCTAACGAAACGGGCACTAAAATTGCTGCCCAAGCCAGTAATGAAATAGGTGTTATCGAAAAGAATAAACCTAATGGTGAGTTAGATGCTCAAGCCCAAATGACTAAAGATAGTCTTGATAAGTTATCTGAACAGCTAAGATTAAGAGACGAATTAGTTGCTAAGAAAAAAGCAGAGTCTCAAGGTATTGAATCGGATTTTATCGATGAAAGTAAAGCTAAAATCACTTATTCACAACCCGAAGTTAAATCACACAAAAATTTTGAGTTACCTGATGAGGATAAATATGCCGAATTAAGTAGACCACAAGAAAACGTACCGTTTGACCTAATAAAATTGCCAAGTGAAGGGTTATTATACAAAAACTGTAAAAGTTCATTAAAAGTAGCTTATTTAAACGCTATGGATGAGAATATCATCACAAACCCAAACCTTTTAAAGTCAGGAAAATTTTTAGAAATTCTAATTAATAGAAAAATGTTAGATTCTTCAATTAAATATAAAGATTTACATGTTGGAGACAGGAATGCAATCATGATTTGGTTACGTGCTACTGGTTATGGTGCAATGTACAATATTAAATTATCAGACCCTGAAAATGAGTATAAACAATTTGATGCTGAAATAGATTTGTCTAAATTGGGTATTAAGTATTTAACTGAAAAACCTAATGAAGATGGTCACTTTACATATAAATTACCTATTAGTCAAAGTACAGTTACTTATAGATTATTAAATGTTGGTGATGTTGATGAGATTGAAGAGCATATTGAAAAAATGACTGAAGAATCTGGCCCCGAATTTAATGATGCATCAACATATACTTTGAAAAGGCAAATTATTGCAATTGATGGTAATTATGATAAAGAAATCGTTAGTGATTTCATTGATAAGAAAATGAGAATTGGTGACGTTAGGACTTTTAGAAAAAAAGTTAATGAAATTGAATCTGGCATTGATATGAATATCACTGTTCAGACTCCTGGGGGTGGGTCAATCGACACGTTTCTTCCCCTTAACCTATCATTTTTTTGGCCTGAACTTGGAGTATAAACGTCATTTACTTGAGGAAATCTATATTTGTAAAAAGCATTTAGGGTTTTCTTATGACGATGTAATGAAAATGCCGACTTACGAAAGAAGGTTCTTTATTATTACATTACAAAACGAACACTTAGATTCAGAAGAAAAACAATCTTCTGGTGCTAAAGTAGTTAAAACAGGTAAAAATAGCCAAACAAGGACATTTACACCAAGATAGAAAAAACCCCTAAATTTTAGGGGTTTTATTATTATTAGATATTTATATAAAAAGAATTTATTATGGTTGATATAACGAAAGCTTTTAGTATTCTCAATTCATTATTGATTGAAGCTCAGTTAAAGGATAGTTTTTCATCAATGGCTGATGGCAATATGGTTAGACTTGTTTTAAAGGATGGGTCTGAAAGGGCATTTGAGATAGTTGAAAATTTAGCTGGTAGGATTGTTATGGTGGATAAACAAAGTGAAATCTGGTATACTTTTACTAAAGATGCTATGGTAGATAGTATACTCACTTTACATGAATATGATAGTGATAAAAAAAGCTCTAAATTTGAAGGTAAAGAAGAGAAATTATCTGTAAAAGAATTTTTAACTGGTAAAAGTGGTGGTGATATTGAAGTAATTGATGTACATGACCCAGAAAATGTTCAAAGAATAGATGATATGAACTCTGAATTAAAGACTACAGGGGAAGGTGATGTTATTTATATTTCATCGGAAGAAAATAAAGGTAAAAATGTGGTTTTAGTGAATACTATCTTATTGAAGGTTGTTGGGGTTGAACCTAAACGGTTGACTTGTACGTTAGAAGATATTGAAACTGAAAGTGAAAGTGGTAATGCTAATAGTGGTAGAATGGATAAATTAGCTAATATTTTTAGAAATCGTAACATTTATTTAGATTTTAATGATTTAGTTAAATTTAAAAATAATGATTTAGTATTGAATCTGTATTCAAATAATAAATTATTACCAATAAATAATATAATAGCAATTGAGGTTCATAAAGGTGATGAAGATTTAGAAAGTGATGAAGAAAGAGAACTCACTAAAAAAGAGTTAATTGATAAGATTGAAGTTAGCCCTGAATTCTTACAGGCTATTGAAAAAACACCAAGTTTTTGGGATACATTAACAAACGCATCCCCTAAAGGTGTTAATCAAATTAATAAAATTTTAAATCAGAAATCAACCAGCGACTCTTACTTAACTAAAGGAAATGACGTTAGATTTAAATTATTAACGAATAGTGTTATTGTTAACGCTTCACATAAATTAATTAAAAATAATAAATTATACACTGGTAAAATTCAAAAAGGTAATATAATTAAAATTGGCACTAAAAAACAAGGTCATTGGGAATTAGAAATATTAAAAGAGTTAGAACCATCAATTTATAATGTAAAAATAAATTTTTGTAATAAAGACCTTAGTTGTAAACTATATGGTAAAGGTGCGATAAAAATAGTAAAGAATGGCTAAGAAAGACGATGACATTAATGCACATGTTGAGAAAGTTAAATTAATTCGTGAAGCTTCTAAAAGTTTAAGTGATTACAATAAACTTTTAAACGAAACTAAAGAATTACAATCTAATATAAATTTTATTACAGGGAAACGTACTGCTTTAAATGAAGAATTAGAAAAACAGGTGGCAATTTTACTTGCGATGAAAGCCAAGGGTAGTAAGGTTAGTAAAGAAGAAATTAAAGCTAAAAAACGTTTAATTACTCATAAAAAAACTGAGATTGAACTTCTTGATGAGGATATTATTAAAGCTCAAAAAAGGTTAAATATTCATGAAGATGCTGTTAAAGAAGTTAAATTATTAGCGGTTACATTCAAAGACGTTGGTAAACAAGTTGGTAATTTAGGTAAGAAACTTGTTAAACAAAGTGGTTATTTATTAGACCAACAAAAAGCTGTTAAAGAAACCGAACTTTCAATGGGAGTTCTTTCTAACCAAGCTAATGGTTTTAGAAATAACATTTATAAATCTTCTATTACTACAACAGCTATTGGTGTTGGTACTGCTGATTTGGCTAAAATTCAAGGTAGATATAGTGATAATATAGGTAGGGGTGTTCAATTATCTGAAGAGCAATTAATTGCTATGGGTGAATTGGCTAAAGGTACTGTTTTAGGTGTTGAAGGTGCTGCTGAATTTGCAGCGGAAATGGATAGTTTTAATATTTCCGCTAAAGGTAGTGCTGATTTAGTTGAAGATATGTTACATACTTCACATAAAATGGGTGTTAGTAGTGGTAAAGTAATTAAAAATGTTCAGAAGAACATTAAATTACTTCACAAATACAATTTTAAAGGTGGTGTTAAGGGTTTAACAAAAATGGCGGCATTAGCTACTAAATTTAAGTTTGAAATGAGTTCTATTGCTAATTTCGCTGAAAATCTTATCACACCTGAAGGTGCTGTAGAAGCTGCGGCTAAATTACAAGTTTTAGGTGGTGCTTGGGCTCAACTAGGGGACCCCTTTGAATTAATGTATAGAAGTAGAAATGATATGGCTGGTTTAACCGAAGATATTATTAATGCTACTAAACAAACTGCAAAATTTAACGATGTCACAGGTGAGGTTTCTATCGACCCAATGGAGTTGCATAGGTTAAGGGAAGTTGCAAACGCCACTGGATTAGAATTTGAAAGTTTAGCTCAATCTGCTAAAATGGCCGCTAAATTCGCTAAAATAGAGGGTGGTATGTCAAGTATTTTTGATAAAGACGATAAAACATTTTTATCAGGTTTAGCTAATTGGGATGAAGATGATAAGGAATTTAAGGTTAAAATGCGAGTAGGTGATGAAATGGTTGAAGAAAGTGTTAATGCACTTAAAAAGATAACTCCTGAAATTGTTAAATCTCAAATGGAATATCAACAAACCCTTAAGAAAAATGCTGAACAATCGATGACCTTTGCTGAAAGATGGGAAGGTTTAGAAAATATGTTTAGGTCTGTATTATTACCAGGCTTTGAAGCATTTGCAAATGCTTTAGAAAATAGTATAGGGGACTTCCATAAATGGGCTATTGAAAGTGGAATCACTGATAAGTTAGTTGATTTTGGTAAATGGGTTGGTGAATTAGCTGGTACTATTGTTAAATTTATAGCTAATAACCCAATTACAAGTGCTCTAACTTTAGGTGCTGGGTATTTAGTTGGTAAAGCAGCTATGTGGATAGCTAATGGTAGACTATTAAGAACAGGGTTTAATTTAGGGGGACCTATGGGTGATATGTTTGGTAGTGGTAAAGATGCTGGAAAAGTGAAACCACCTTTTGGTCCACAGGAAAAACCTTTAACGCCAATGAGTCGTATGGATAAAATGAAAGGTAAAGGTTTTATGGGTGGTAAATACGCTATGGGGACTACAAGAGCGGTTGGTGCTGGAATCGGTTTAGGTGTTGCTGGAATGGGGTTAGATTACGGTAGAAGTAAAATGGATGACCCAAAGAGTGGTGCTGGTAAAGCTTTAGGAGTTGGAAGTATGGCTTTACAAGGTGCTGGATTAGGAATGATGTTTGGTCCTATTGGTGCTGGTGTAGGTGCTTTATTAGGTGGTTTATATGGGGCATATAAAGAATTTGGTGAAGCTGAAGAAGGTCTTAAGAGAACAACAACACAACAAGATTTTATTAGTAGACCAGGTGAGAGTGCAATACCATTTAGTTCAAATGATACATTGGTTGGTGCTAAAAAAGATGGTCCTATTGATAAGCTTTTAAATAAAGAAGCTAGATTAGGTG